CTGGATTTTTGATACAACAGGTAAATTAACAGTTCCTGGCGGTTTATCTTTCCAAGGTAGTACCAGCGGTTTAGTAACAATTCGTGCAGGTACAACGCCCGCAGTACAAACATACACATTGCCCAGCTCATATCCTGTCTTCAACAATTATGTACTGGCTAGCTCAAACTCTGGAGTATTGAGTTGGATATTGCCAACTGGTTCTGGAACAGTTAGCAGTGTTACTTTGGAATTGCCTAGTCAGTTTAATGTAACTGTGCCCACAGTGACCACAACTGGTAATTTAACAGCCACTTGGAATACACAAACTGCTAACTATGTGTTAGCCGGGCCCACAACAGGTAACGCAAACGCACCCACATTCCGTGCATTGGTTGCCGCAGATATCCCAGCATTAGCATACCAAGCACCAATTGGAACAATTAGCGGACTAGTTAAAGGCAACGGTGCAAATGCTCTCACTGCCGCAACTGCTGGAGTTGACTATCAAACAGCGCAAAGTGTTACTGGTATAGTGAAATCAACTGGAACAACACGTTCAGCGGCAACTACTGGTACTGATTATTCAGCAGGCACCAGTGCATTAGCAACTGGTATAGTAAAAAGTACAACTACAACCGGAGCATTGACCATTGCCTCTGGCGCAGATATTAACACAACATTTGGTAGTCAAACACAAAACTATGTGTATGCCGCACCAAGCTCGGGAAATGGTAATCCTTCATTCCGCCTGTTGACAGTTACAGATATGCCAATATCAGGTTTACAAAGTCGATCGACGGCATCTGCAACTACTGGAAGTTTGGCGTATCAAACAAGTTCCACAATTACAATTCCTGTTGCTAAAGGATATGCATTGTATAGCATACAGTCCAGCGTGGGGTCCTGGGTAACCATTTATACAAATAGTGCTTCGATGGCCAGCGACAGTGCCAGAAGCATTAGCACAGACCCAACACCTGGCAGTGGCATTGTTGCCGAGTCAATAACTACTGGGGCATCTATAACCGTTTTATCATTTTCTCCGGCTGTGGTTGGATATAATTTAGACAGTCCGGTAACTACCAGTTTGTACATGAAAGTGTATAACAATAGTGGTTCTACAGGTACTGTGACAGTCACTTTAACCTACATTAAATTAGAAGTTTAACATGTCTAACACTTTAGAAAAATATGTAGAGCAATTTGAGTACATAGTTACTCTTAAACATTTTGAAGATCTTGAAAATTTTTATCAGGAAATGGAAAGCGCTGGCCGTACATTCAGTGACAGTGCTGTTCCTGAAAGAGAAATTCTTATTGTTAATCTAAAACCCACAAGTCTAAACACACATTTTATGATGACTGAATGGGAAGCAATGGAACTCAAATCAGATCCTCGAGTTGCTATCGTTGAAATACATCCTAAATATTTAGGTATCACATCTGGAACATGTTCGACTATTACACAAACATCTAGCGGTTGGGATAAATCCAGCTCGTCGAGTAGTAGTATGCTTAATTGGGCATTACTAAGATGCACTGAAGAAACACAAAGGGCAAGTTGGGGAGTTGGAGGAACTACATCACAAACCGCAACAGTCCAACTCAGTGCTACCGGAAAAAATGTTGATTGCGTAATTGTTGATGCTGGCAATCCTGATATCAATACTCCTGAATATGCTGTCAATGCTGACGGCACTGGTGGCAGTCGAATGGTCAGTTACAATTGGTATCAACACAATCTTGAAGTAACCGGCGGCGCCGCCGGGACTTACAGCAATGCCACAAACAGCCACAGTGTCCATGTTAGCGGAACAGTAGCAGGTAACACACAAGGATGGGCACGTGATGCCAACATTTACAACATTTATTATGATACTGGTAATCCTGGAGATTTTAGTTTGGTATTCGATTATGTAAGAGCGTTCCATAGAAACAAAGCTGTTAATCCTGCATTGGGCGGCGGCAGAAAAAATCCTACAATATTGAACAACAGCTGGGGACAAAGTATATTTCCAAGTGAATGGTCGTTTAGTGACATTACCGCAGTAACGTACAGAGGCACTAGATATACGCCGGGTGGCAGTGTAACATATCTTGGATACAGCGGAGTCTGTGATTCAACCACGAGATTAGCTACCTTGTTAGGTTTTGAAAATTTTGGTAATCGTATTGCCACTGCTGGCCCGTATGTTCCACCTTCGGGATCTCTTTTAACAAAACCTGCCACTTGGACACAAACCGGACAAGAAGCATATCTATCTACGACCACTAGACCTGATAGTAGTTATACAGTTACAATTCAAGGGCCTGCTGATGTTAATATTCAACATATTGTAACTATAAATGCTGTATCCGGATCGATGTCAATAAACGGATCAGTTACGATCCTGCAAGGCGGTTCAACTATTAATACGTATAGTAACGGTCCTTACTCCACCACAAACGGCGGCTCGATAGGTATTTCAATTACCCAGCCGGCAATAAATTTACCAGCAACTGCTGTGTACACTTTGCGATTTGATACAACAATTGATACTACTAACGCATCTTCTGTTGCATATGCAACGGATTTAAAAGCAACAGTAATAACAGCATCAACCGGCGCTTCATCTACAGTTACATCAATCACAAACACACTATTAGGTGCTGCCAGTTTGACAAGTTCAACTACACCAACTAGTGGAAATAATGATGACGGTTATTGGACATTGACATTGCCATTTAGTATAACTTATCTTGGCACAAGTTACAGTACAATCTATGTTGGAACTAATCATTATGTTACATTCACGGGTGGCTCAACACAATATACTGGTTTAGGGCCATCATCCCCTAATCTTCCCAAAATAATGTGGTGTTGTGATGATAACAGTGTTCAAAGAATTTACTATGGAGTAGAAGGCACAAGCCCAAACAGAACATATCGTGTAAGAACAGAGGGATCAACTGGTACAGTCGGAACGCTTGGATCTCCTACCATGGTTAACGAATGGGTATTTTATGAAGCTGTGCCTAACAGAATAGATTTACAATGCGGTGCTAATGCTAAAAAAACTGCTGGAGTATTCAGCACTAACCAATTAAACACTTGGGGGTTTATTGCCAGCCAACGCATTCCAGCAAGAGTTGCCAGTTGCGACACTGATATTCGAACAGCCATGAGCGAAGGTATTATTTTTGTTGGAGCCGCTGGAAACGGATTATGGAAACATGATCTGCCGGGTGGGCTTGATTGGGATAACACTTTTGAAATGGCCACTAGGTATCCGGCCAGTGCGACACAACCTTACTATTATATGAGAGGAACTAGTCCCACAGCAAATGATACAGATATGCCAAATATTTGCGTTGGCGCTATTGATACAAATGCCATAGATCAAAAAAGTTACTATAGTGATTGCGGTCCTGGGGTGGACATATGGGCACCCGGTACCAATATTATAAGTAGCTATCTCAGCGGTGCTACTGACCCTAGAAATGCTTCGTATTATTTTGGAAAAATTAACGGAACCAGCATGGCCAGTCCTCAAGTTTGCGGCGTATTGGCATGTGCCTTGGAGGTTTATCCCAATATGACCCCTGCCCAGGCCAAATCTTATATTTTAGGAATAGCAAAATCCGATCAACTGACAGTTACATCGGGCGGCCCAGCCGATATTAGAGATACTCAAGGCACTGCTAATTTGTTTTTATATTACAGAAAAGAAAGAAATGTGTCGGGTACAGTCAATCCTAAGGTTAATTATCTAGCTAGACCAAGTTCGGGAACAGTTTACCCTAGAATACGTATGAGAATACACAAATAACCAGCACTAATTAAACTAGCACATTTTAAACATTGATAAATATTAGATAAAGAGAGTTAACTATGCAGACCAAAGATCAGACAGGAATTCATATTGAGGGCCATATCAAGATCCATGACCCAGTTTCTAAGGAAATTTTCATTGACAAGCGCAATGCAATTCACTACGAAAACATCAGTTTGGCCCTAGCTCAAAGTTTGGCTGATAGCGGTAGTGGATTTGTCTATCAAATGGCGTTCGGCAATGGTGGCACCAGTATAGATCCAACAGGAATTATTACATATCTAACCCCGAACACTAGCGGAACTAACGCAAGTTTGTACAATCAAACGTATGCCAAAGTTGTTAATCAAAATTCAAGCAATAACACAGATCCCAGCAGAAATTTTATTGAAACACGCCATACCACCGGCACCAATTACACAGACTTGTTTGTGACTTGTTTGTTAGATTACGGCGAGCCCAACACACAAAGCGCATTTGATACTGTAACCAACAGTAACAGTCAATATGTGTTTGATGAATTGGGATTAAGAAGTTACAATGCCGACGGCACTAGTTTGCTTTTAACCCATGTTGTTTTTCACCCAGTACTTAAAAGTTTAAATCGTTTAATTCAGATTGACTATACAGTACGTATTCAAAGTTTAACCGGATTGGTAGGAGTATAATAGATGACTTATCAAGTTACATTTACACAAACTAATAATCCTGACAAACCGCCTATCACAGTAGCTGACGGCGTTGTAGATAACAGCACCAGTTTGGAATTTCCAGGTAAGAATTACTCAGGATACGGTGCCATCATTGCTAAAGATTTCTTACATTTACTGGAAAACTTTGCCAACGATACCAGCCCAAGCAATCCAGTGCAAGGACAACTATGGTTTGACACTGCCAGTGGAATTAACTTGTTAAAAGTATATGATGGTACCGCATGGGAACCAGCTGGCAGCTTAAAGAAAGCGAGCAAAGCTCCCGCCGCCGCAACCGCAGGAGATTTATGGGTCAACACAAACACAAGTCAACTATATTTGTATTCAGGCAGTACTTGGACACTGATAGGACCACAGTTTAGTGCAGGCCTTGCAACAGGCCCAGTGGTAGAATCTATTGTAGACACTGCCAACATTAGTCATAACGTTGTTGTAATTTATGCTTCAAGTGTTGACAATACCACCAGTAGCTATCGCGTGGCCATTATAAGTCAGGATGCATTTACTCCCAAGTCTGCAATACTGGGATTTACAACAATCAATACAGGAGTCAATGTAGCCAGTTCAAAATCAACAGTTGATACTGGTAGTAAATATACTGGATTTTGGGGAACAGCAAGCTCTGCAGATGGATTGTTAATCAATGGTTCAGCAGTCGATGGCGCAAACTTTTTGCGTAGCGACACACCTACCATTGCTAATAATACAGTTAGTATTCG